TTGATGTTAGTCCGCCCAGGGTGGCGCTTATGTTGGTGATGGCGCTCCAACCGCCGACGCTATCCCATGTTGCCAGCCAAGGCTCGGCGTCGGTGTCAAGGGTAATGAGCACGGCGTTGTCTGCGTCCTCGAACGCGGCGGCGTAGTGATCCATGTCTCCACCGAAGAATCCTGCGCCTGCCGCGAACGCTGCCGGGGCTCCCCATGTTGTGCCGCTGTCGGTGCTCTCGATAACGTAGGGGGTGAAGTCGTCGCCGTCTCCATAGAAGATGAACACATGTTGGCCGTAACACGCTATGCCGATGCCGAACGGCTTTGTCGGGCAACCTGGCAGCGAGTACCATATCGCGTCGTGCAAGCCTGTGGGCGGGTTGGTGCAGCGCGATATCTGGATGGGGGTTTCTTCGTCGCACAGCGATACGGCGCGGATCAGGACGCCGTCGCTGGTGATACATGTCACAACTTCGTTGGCTTCTCCAAACCCTGGCGTTATGCAGCCGTCGTCCGCGCCGGTGGCGAACGCGGCGTTGTTTAGCAGGCTGTTGTACTCGGCAAGCAGCCATGCGGCGCTGCGGACGCTGGCAGAGCAACGCACTTCATCCATCTTCCCAGTTAGCGATGCGCTGCTGCGCCCAAGTATTGTAACCTTAGTGGGGGCAGTAACGGGATTGGCAGCTGTTCCATCGGAAGTTACGTCTTGACCATTTTTGTAAAAATGATATGTAGTCCCTGTTCGAGTTATTGCCCAGTGCATCCAAGCACCTGCAGCAAATACAGCAGTAGATTGCGCAGCATCAGCGGCACCCGCTTGAAAAGTTTGTATATATAAGAGGCCGTTAGTCTGCATCCATATCCTATAGCCGTTTACGTTGGAAGCACCTGAGTCAACAAGTATATGTAGAGCACTGAGGTTGTCTCTATATACTAATCCTGACCATGTGAAATCGCCTGTGGGAAAATTGAAATCTCCCGCCGCGCCTACTGAGATATACTCATTGCCGCCGTCGAAGTCCTGCGCCTTGCTCCCTGTGAATGCGCCTGCCACTTCTTCAGGTGTGGCTGCGCCGCCTTTAACGCCGTCTCTATTGTTCGTTGTGCTGTCTTGCGTAGTGGCGTTATCGGGGTTGTCGTTTAAGTGATTGACGGTAGCAAAATTGGCATCCCATGCGTCGAGGTCGTTGGTCTCTGCGCCGAGTGGGTTGTTGTAGTAGATATAGATTGTCGTCGCGTTTAGCGGTGTCTTGACGTATAGCTCCATCGTTTGCGCGGCTACGTCGAAGCTGCCTGGAACGAGCTCGCGCTTTAGCTTCGTCACGCCGTCCGCCGCGCACGCTACGATGTCCGCGCCGGTGGACATGACGCATAGCCAGAAGGTGGGGGTCATTTGGTTGGCGGTGATGAGGGAGGGGAAGTCGGCAAGCGATGCGCTGGCAAGCGTGACCTTGATTCGGTTGCGCCATGCGGCGTTATACCAATCGCCTGGGATGGCGTCGTATAGCAGCAGGCTATCCCAGCGCAAACGGCTTACGCCGCCCAGCTTGTCAATCGCTTTGACGCTTACGGCCGGGCGGCGTGTTGCTGCTTTCTGTGCTGCGGTAAGGTCCGCATGTAGTGTTTTCATTCTTTTGTATTTCTGATTGCTTCAATTTTTGTGCCAACGAGCGCGGCGATCTCAAGGAAACTTGGCCCCATCCTTGTGATGATATCGGCCATTTCCGCAGCGCTCACTTTGCCGTCGTCGGCTTTCGCTTTGGCAACGAGGGTGTTGTACTCCCTGACGTGGAGTGCTATCTCGTTTGTGGCGATTGCAACGCCGTCAATGGCAACCTGCGCCTGTTGTAGGGGTTTGCGGTACTTCATCTGTACCAGCGGAATGAGGGCAACGAGCAGGGCTGCCAAGCCTCCACATACTGCGGTGATTATTCCTGCTGCTCCGTCCATGATGTTCCTCCTTTCTCTTAATATCCTGGACCCGGGTCGGTGAAGCGCGATACTTTGTAGTCGTCGGGCGTGTATAGCTGATTGACTCGGATGCGGTTCGCGCCTGATACCTGCCGCAACTCTTTGCGGAACTGCTCAAGGTTGCGATAGCCTCGCGTCATGTAGTCCTTCGCGGCTTGCGCTCCGCCTGTGTTGATTCCGTTAAGGATGCGCCGCCCGTATTCTTCGAGGGCGTAGCCTGACGCGCCGAGGCATAGCAGCGAGTAGTTGTCGATGGGAACGGACGGGTAGGCGCGGCACGTCCATGTTACGGTCCCGTCTACGACCGTGCCTCCGATGGTTGTCGGCCAAGTGGGCTCTGCTGCGCCCGTGGTGCCTCCTGTGGTGCACTCGTAGCAATAGTTGTTGGCGATGCCTGTCTTGACAACCTTCTGCCCCAGCGCGCCGACTGACGCTGCGGTGTAGGCGGTGAGTGTTACCCACTGCGACCATAGCTCTCGATATCGGCCGTAGTAGACGCGGGCGTTGGTGGTATCGCCTGGGCTTGGGCTGTCCATGCTGAGGACGTCGCCGAACACGCCGAAGTGCTGATACTCTTTAGGCGTGTTACCGATAGGCCACTCGACCGCGTACACGCGCACGGGCCTGGTGAGCGTTGCCAGCGATATGTCACGGCTGGCCGCAACGGTAGCGATATCGACGTAGTCGTCGGACGGCCACTGGCGGCTGAGATATTCCATCGCTGCATCGATGTGCACGTCGAGCAACGCTGCTGTCCAGATGGCCAGCGCTGCGTCCCCTAGCAGGGCTCTGAGCTGCGTTATGACTGTGTTCCTGTTCACTTGCGCTCCTCTCTCCTTGGGAGGGATGAGGGGGCGGGTTCATCACTCCCGCCCCTTGCCCTATCTGTTAAGGAGGTATCTTACGGCTAAAGAATAAGCCGGTAAGACCTGGGTTATAGGTTGCTCTTTCCGAGCTGGAATATGCAGTTGACGTCAATCTCGTTGACGGCTGCGTCGATGGTGCCTGTCTGCGTGACGCTCACTCCGATAAGGTCACCTTCGACAAAGCAGAATTCGCCGTTCTTGAAGGTTTCCTCGTCGGCGGTCGCGGCTTCCGCGATGCTGACTCCGGCTCCGGCGACCTCGGTGCCTCCCTTGGTCATGACGATAACAAGGGCTCCGTTGCCTGCGGCCGGTGTGGTCTCGCAAGACGCGCACATTGCCCGAAGGCATCCGTCCTGCGGTGCTTTGAACGTCTTTTTGTAAACCTGCCCAGCGGGGGGAATGTCTACGGGGGTGGCGGTGGTAAGGTTGCCGGACTGGTCTATGTGAAAGCGTTCGCTAAATATCCCTGATACTGGATGGTCTGACATTCATTCCTTCTTTCCGGGTGCGCCTGTGCGCTACCCTGTTATGCTACCTGTGCGCCGATCAGAGCCGCGCACGAAAGCGGGTTGAGCACTTCGAAGTTGTAATAACACTTAAACCTCTCGCGCTCGGCGTCCTTCGTCTCTAACGGGCCTATGCTGCGGTGCAGGATGCCGCCGCCATTGATGCGGCCTCTGAATCCTTCCTCGTCCAGCCTGAGGGCGTATATGGTGCCGCTGGTCGCGCCGGTGTCGTTGGTCTCAGCGCTGCCGACAAGGGTGTGCGTTTGCAGCATGAAGTCGTTTATGCAAATCTTGGCCTCGCCGTAGTAGAGCACTTGCTGGCCGAGCCTGCCCTGCTGCACCTGCAGGTTGTTCCCTGCTACGCGGGCGAGGGATTTCAGTTTGCGGCGCAGCTGGCGGTTCATCAGAAGGTGGGTTACCGGGCCTCCTTTAACCAAGTCCATCAGCTCGTCTACCATGTCGAGGGTGAGAGCCGCGCCGGTGGCTCCTGCGGCGATTACCTGCGCGTTGGCGGCGTCGGCGGTGAGGGCTTTGCGCAAGCCGGTCGGGTATCGGGTATTGCCCGTCACGCCGAGGTAGTCGGCTTCGCAGCCGTATATCATCATCCAGTTGATCTTGTCGAACATGGCTTTGAGTTTCTTCGCCATGATCGCCGTCTTGAGGTCTTGCACGTTGGCGTAAGACTTCTGCATGAACTCGTCTATGTCGGCGTCGCCGATGGCGATTTTCAGGCCAGCGGATGCTCCCGCCCACTCTCCCGTGTCCTCCGTGATGGGCTCGTTGGGCAAGTAATGGTCAACGGTGGGCTCCGTTGTCATTGTGTTCTTGGTGAACGCGGTGCCTACTATCTCATCGAATAGCAGGTCGCTTAACAGGGTGTTGTCGTTGATAGTGAGGTCAAGCAAGCCTGACAGCACAACATCGTTCGACAACAGGGCTCCTTGCGCTAATGTAAATGGCATTTATTCCTTCTTTCTGTAGGGTGCGTTGAATCGCTCTCCTACTTTTTTGCTTCTGTGCCGCGTTCCCCTTTGTCGGCGCTGCCGTGGTTGGTGCGCTGAATCTCCGGGTGCGCCAACCCGTAGGCGATGCGCTCCTGTGGGGGCAGCTTCTTCCAGTCAACGGCCGGGCCTGCGCCTCCCCCTGCGGGGATGTTGGTCGTCTCGGCGATCTGCTGCCGCACCTTGTCGGCGATAGCTTTAGCCGACGCTACGGATGCGGCGAGCGCGGCGGGCGTCTCGCCTTTGATAAGGTCGGCCGGCACGTCGGGATTGGCCGCGACTAGCTTCGCTTTCTCGTCGGCGAGGTCTCGCGCGGCGAGGGCGGCTTCCGCTCGTGCTGCTCTTTCCTCTGCCGCTAACGCTGCGCTCCCGCCTGCGGCGCGTTCCGCGATGCGGGCCTGGGCTTCGGCGGCTACTCTTTCCGCTACCTGTGCGGGGGTTTCGTCTATTTTGTCTCCCAAGTTAGTGCCTCTCTTTCTTTTAATATCGTTCGGGGCTTAGGCTGCTGCCGGTGTGCTATCACTCACATTCGTATCGCTACCGGCTTTCGGCTTGGCTCCGTTCGGCTGCGGTGGTTGCTGCCTTAAGATGGCTCCGCGCTCGTCAAGCCACTGCTTGAACTCCGCGTCGGTGTCCTCGACTCCGAGGTTCTCCATCGCTAACTTGCGGCTGTGGATGCCCTTGTCCACGAGTGTCTTTTCGTTGTTCACGTCTGCCGTGAAGTCTCCGGGGAGAATGTCTCCCCACGATATGCGGGGTTGGATATCCGGGTAATGCTTGCCCTTGAATTGCTTTAGCAGGGCAAGGATCATTTCGGCGCGGCGGCGGTAGACCGTGGTGCGGATGCGCCGCTTTCGCTTCACCCGCTGGACTAGCGGCTGCATTTCGATTTCGAGGACGGGACCTGTTACCTGTCCGCTGCTGGTCACTCCGAAAGCGCTCTTGGGGGTCTCCGTTGTATCCTGGATGCTGCGGTAGAGCATGTCGATATAATCCATGTGGAGATTGATACCGCCCGATGCCAACAGATCCAGCAGGTAGGCTTTCGCTTTCTCCGGCAGTGTCCACACTTCGCCTGGCTTGACGGCGATATCGTCGGCGTTCTCTACGCCTTCCAGCACGGTTATCGGGTTGCCTGACAGCTCAAGGATTTTCGACACCTGCGACACGGCGCGGTTGTATTCCATCTGCAACGCCTGAATGGTCTCGATGTCGGACTCTCCCCACGTGCTGCCTGGCTTGCGTAAGTTGGGAAAATGAATAAAAGGTATGAATCCGTAGGGGTTCATTGAGCCGAGGACGCGCTGGTCTTTCTCGTAGTAAACAAATGCTTTGTCCGTCCATATCTCGGTTGCGGTGTCGCCGTTGGGTAGCAGGTATTGAGACGCAAGCCGCGTGATAACGTTGGGGTTGTTGGGGTCGCTCCACAGCGCGAGTCCAGCGACGGGGGGCGCTGTGATCCTGACGCGCTTGTTGATGATATCCCACGTTACTTTATAGCAGCCGTCTCCGTAAATGGCGGCGTCGCGCTCGGTGTTGTAGTCCAGCTCTTCGCAGTCGTTATCGGTCTCGATAAAATTCAGGTCTTGCTCGGCTGCCTCGGCGTTCTTGGCGGTCTCTTTTGTAAGAGGGTCGAGCACGACGTACATTTCGTTCATCAAGTAGCTGGTGACCTTCTCGATGTTGGTCTTGGCATAGTTGACGACAAGCTGCCGCTCTCCGCGCCGCGCGGCGCCGGGCCAGTGTTTCCCGTTATAGAAATTCAAATTGTTGGTATAGCCTTCCGCTCTTTCTCTGAGTTGCGCCGCTATTTCTGCAAAAATATCACTCATGATTGCCTTCCTCTCGCTGTCCTGTTCTTCACGGTTGCGCCTGCCTCTGCGACTAGCGCGGCGCTCATCAGATAGTCGTCGTGTCCCTGGCTGGGGTCTACAAAGAAATTCATCGTTTGATTCGGCCTGAACTCCCCTTTGGCAAGGTGCATTTGTTTCCAGAACTCCTGCACTTCGGGGCTGTTGTCATTGGCGAACATTTTCAACCTGCCGCTGTTGACGCTGGCAAGGGTCTGAAACGCTAGATGGCTCTTGCTCTGCTGTGTGAACTTGTACGGGGTTATGCAGCTCCCGCAGCGGTTCGTCAAATGGCTGGCGACGGGCTCACCGATGCCGGTAGCATCGATAACGACGTTGCGAAGATTCCAAACGTTCTTGATAAGGTCAACGAACGTGTCCTCGACTGTCGAGTGCTTTACGCCCAGCCATGCGTATATCTGCACGATGTTAAGGAACGGCTCTCCGCTGTCCGGCATGCGGTTGACTTCGGCGATGGTCAAGATGCTGCTATCGCGCTTGGCAATGCTCATCATGTGCTCCTCGTCAACCTCTATCTCTCCGGCAAGGTCTAACCCAGCGACATATACCTTGCTGGGGTCGGGGTTGGCCTGGCGGCGGTGCGCTCCCTGCAGCTGCGCCAGCTGACGCTCGTTAAAGTACTTGCCTCCGCCTTTGATTGGTTGCAAACAGAACTGCGTCAAGAATAGCGGATGGTCCGCGCCGAGGCGGTCGCGCTCTGCCTCCACGAACGCGCGGTAGTCGGGGTTGTACTTGGCGACTACTTCCCAGTCGAAAGCGAAGTGGCGTTTTATGCCGTCTTTGCGCTCCAACTCAAGGTTCATCTGCTTGGTTTCTTCCAAGAGGGTCGAGTCGTCCCATGTGGTGCCATAGTGCACGGTTGTAACGTTTGTTGTGGCTCCCATGGGGCGAAACTCTTTGGTGTACTTCTCCTTGTCCACGTCCTGCGATTCGTCAATCTCAAGCAGGATGTGGGCGGTAGCGCCGACGACGTTGGCGTTCTTGTCCGCGCTAAAGAACAGCGTCCGGGCGTTGCCCAGCCTTATCATGTAGCCGTACTCGGATTCGTAGTAGTCTCCGAATCCCCAGTCTCTTAATCGATCCTCTAGCCGCATCTTGCTATTGAGTGTTTGCGGTTTGAACGTTGGGCTGCACTTTATGATGTTGCCTCCGGCGAGGAAGTTCATAACCATTAGCAGGACTTCGAGCTGTGCGCTGGTCTCGTTCTTCCCGCCCTGGCGGGATATCTCAACGCTGAACGTGCGGCCGTAGCGATGCCGGACGCTGTCGAGAACGGCGTCCATGATGGCGCGCTGGTATGGCCGCACGGTGATCAAGAAGATTTATTCTCCCTTAGCTTGTTGTATTCTTCTAATGTAATATCGTGAGAGTCGGGGATGCCGCACGGGACGTTGCTTGTATTTAAGGGGGTGGGGTGTGGTTGTTTTGCTGTGCATCCCTCTATGCTGCATACACCTGCTCTATTGCAGATGTAGGACGGGCTTGTATCTAAAATTTCTCCTAACATTCGATTGGCTTCTTCCTCGTGCGCCGTTGGCCTTTGGCCGGCACGGGTTTGAACTGCGGCTGCGGCAACGCTGGTTGCTGGCCGTAGGCTGCGAGACATTCGGGGCAGACCTCGGCGATAGATACGCCCAAGGCCCGCGCCTGGTAGTCGTTCACAAGGCGGTTGCCCAGGTGGATGAACTCGCCTTTGGTGTTGCATAGCGTGGTTGCGCTTTTCTTGTCGAGGTATGTCGGATAGGTGACGATGGTGATATGGGCGCGGCTGCCGTTGGCTGTGCAATAGAAATACTTGCCTGTGAGTGTCGGGGATGGCTTCATGGTTGTTTATCCTCCTTCTCTAGCTTCTTTTGCTCCGCGATAACTTGCGCGTCCTGCTTGGCGGCGTCTCTGATCCGCTCAGTCTTGCAAGCCTTTGTGCAAACTGTGTCTTTGCATCCGGGGCACCTGCCGTCAACGATTAGGGTTACTTCCTCAAGTAGTGTTGCCATTAGTCCGCCGCCTCGTGCACGTTCTCGCCGAACTCAAGCTGCGGCGAGTAGATTGACAGCGTCAAAGGCCGCTGCGCCTTGGCGTTCATGAGCGTGGTTACCTGCTCGGCGCTCATGTCGACGTCGAGGGTGACGGTAGCGATAACCTTGCCCTCCTTGACGGTCAAGCCTGCTTTCACCTTCTCGATGCCTAGTGATTCCAGAATTACGGGTGCCTGTTTCTTTGCCATGTTCTTTCTAACCTCCTTTTAATATCGTCTTGCTTAATACTGTCGTTATGATCGGGCCGCCCAGCTCTGTCAGGACCTTCACAATGTTGTCCTGGATGCTGTGGCTGTCCTTCTCCGTGAGGCCGTAGCGCAGCTTCACCAGCCGCGCAAGCGTTGTGCTGGCGTCCAGCAGTATGTCGAGGTTGTCGGGGTCGCGCTCAAGCGCATGCTTGATTTTCACGCGCAAGAGGGCGATTTCGTCGTCCAGTCCCGTGATATCGGCGGCGGTCTCTAAATCAACCTTCTCGGCTTCGGTCAAGGTCTTGGCGTAGAAACCGTGCTTTAGGGCGTTTCTATTTGCTGGTTGGGCTCCCCTGCTGCGCTTGGCCATTGTTCGTGCTCCTGTTCAAAACGTTCAATGCGCTGTGTACAACTACTGCGGCCGCTGCGTCATAGCGGCCAGCCTTGATTGCGGTTGGCAATAGCTTTATGCCTGTCATGACTGAGCCTCCATGTATTCAGGTTTGTAAGTAATGACTATCGCGCCGGTACGGTCTTTGCTCTCCCGCAAGGGACCGGCAATCGATGTCAACTTGGCAAGGTATCGACCTGACGTTGACGGGTTGCATCCGCAGAGTTCCGCGCCTGCGTTCACCGCGTCTACCTTGCTGATATATCCATGATCCTTGATATAGTTCAACGTCCATGCTCTGAACGATGTCTCGAACTGCGCGTTGGCTCTCATTTCGGGGCTGGCCTCTGCGTACGGGATGGCTTTCTTCATGACGTCTGTTTCCACACACACACACACACTCGGACACTTGGTAGCTTTGGGGCGTCCGCGCCGGTGTGTGTTTTCTTTAATCGTGTTGCACGTTGGGCATAAAAGTTGAAAGTTCTCCTCTACGTTGTGCTGCGAGTTGTTATCTATGTGGTCGATTTCCAGTCCATTTCGTGTCATTGGTTTATTGTCAAGTTGCATCGTGGATGCGTCATTTCGTGTCATTGGATTATGGTCAAGTTGTTTAAGCTCGGCGGGGGTAATGCCGCACTCGCGGCACTTCTCGCCGTCGCGTAAACACAGGTAGCGATATATCCAAGCTCTAGTCTCTGTCGCAAATCGTCGGGGCATTTATCAACCTCTCAACATCAATCAATGGGCTGTGGTCGTCGTGTTCCTTGCGGTTTATTTCTTCGTTCGTGTGCCAGTAGATATCGGCGGTTATCGCTACGGAAGTGTGGCCAAGGATCTGCGACACTGCTTTAAGGTTCGCGCCGTTGTTCAACATATAAGTTGCGAAGTAGTGCCGCAGCTGGTGCGGTGTGACTTTCTTTAGTCCTGCCTGTTTGCATAGCGCTTCCAGTCTGTCCTCGATGGCCTTTGGCGATAGGCTTGTACCGGGCGCACGTCCTGGGAAAAGGTACTTCGTGTCGGGTGATAGTGTGTCGATGTAGGCGGCCAGGATTTTGAAACACTCGGCCGTTAGCGGGACCGTGCGCCATTTGTTCCCCTTGCCCAGCACGGTGGCGGTCTTGCTTGTCACGTTTGCCAGCAGCAGGAGCGACACCTCCGCGACGCGCAAGCCGCAGTCGATCAGCAGTGACAGCAAGGCGCGGTCGCGCAAGCTCAAGGGGAGCTGCAGCAGCTTCTTGACCTCGTCCTGTTCGGGCGGGTAGCGGTAGTTGTACGGCGCTCGAATGTTCTTCTGCTTTGCGGTGGGATTGTTGAAGGTGAGATTGTTCTCGCCGCACCATGCAAAGAAGCTGCGCCATGCGGCCAGCTTCGTGTTAAGGGTGGAAGCTGACCGGGACTCTTTCAATGCTGTGATGTAGAACTCGATATCTAATTTCGTCGGGGAGGGGAACTGATCCAGCAGCAGGCCGACGTGCAGGACATATCCTCGAATCGTGCTGTCGCTGATGCCGTTGGCCGATAAGTGCTGTTTCCACAGGGGGACGAACTGCCGCAAGTCGGCGACGGCGGCGCGGGTTTCCTTCGGCTGCAAGCGAATAGCCATCTGCCGGATTAACTCTTGATTCTCAAGGGTCAAATTATCGAACAAAAGGATATCGGTATCATCATGCATGGTCAAAAGTCCTTAAATTAGGGTAGGGGTAAATAAAAGCCGTTAATAGAATATCATGGCGATACCCTGTAGGGCAACTCGTTTGACCTCTGTTAATACAACTTAACAATGGTCACTCCTGCGCTTCGTGTTCCAGTAGGGCGTTCGACATTTGGCGCAGCGCTTGGGGTTCGCTACGCGGGGCGTCCATGTATGGCCGCAACGGTTGCATGTGTATGAGGGCAGTTTTTGAGTCGTTTGCATCGGTTTTTCTTTCGTTCTGTCCTGACGTAACAAGTTACAAGAGGTTACCACATGTGAGATGCTTTGTCAAGGGGGTCGGACAAAGCGCGAGCCTGGCGAACTCGGCAGCCTCAGCAGAGCCGCGAGCGCTCCGCCGCAACGCTGCGAGCTGCGGCGGTCGGCGCAAAAAGAAAGGGGAGCGTTTCCGCTCCCCTGCCTGAAAGTTTTGGGCGCTTTTACAAAAGTGCTAGGCGCTGACGGGCTCGGCCTCAACGGGCTCGATTGCGTGGGTTTCCTGCTTCACTTGAATACTGATATGTTCCTCCGTCTTTTCCAGCTTGGCGAGGTTGTAGAGTCTGGCTATTTCCTCCATCAGTTCGCTAAAACTGTTGCAAGTTGTGCCCTCTTTCTTGCGGTAAGTACCGCCGAAGTGTTTCGATGACCTGACTATTATTTGCATGATACTGCCTCCTCGTTGCATCCGTCGCAAACTAAATACCATTGGCCTGTTTGTATTGATTGGCATTCCCATATATTGTCTGTCGGATCAAGGGGGACTCCGCACCATTGACAGTGTGTTAAGTTTCCACATGGTTGCTTTGGCTTTGTTGACTTCCTGATTTTAAAATCCATGTTCCAATCCTTTCCGGGGCGGCGGTTGCGCCCGCCGCCCCTGTGTTTCTCTATTCTTCTTTCTTGGGATAGATAGCGGGGCGCACGTAGGCGTTGAATGTGTCCGTGGAGATATCTAAGGATTCTCCGTCTGTAAAATCTATGGTCTTAATGTCTGGCTTTGTCTTTGTTTCTCTGATAGCAGTAACCAAGTCAAGGTTGATGTGATGGCTGACGTCTCCTTTTGTTGATGGTGCAAAAACGAATTTCATTGCTTGTACCTTCCCGGGGCGGCGGTTGCGCCCGCCGCCCCTGCGTTGTTCTCTACCCTTGTGCCTCTGACATGGTGCGGTCTGACTTATAAGACTTGCTGCGGCGGAATGTGTTTTTAATGAACTCATCACAGCGGGGGCACTTATACCCGCACCACGGGCCGCGCTCGTTCTCCCCTGCTAGGTAAATGCCTGGGGTGCCGCATACGGTGCAAGCTGGGGCGACTGACGCCTCTGCGGGTGGCTGCTTGGGCTCTGCGGCGGCCTCTGCCGCTGGTGCCTCCTGGCGGCCTGGCGTAGGAGTTGCGCCGATGCGCTCAAGGTAGCTGATGATGCCTGGGATTTTCTTTGCAAGCTCTGTGGGGTCTGCGTGGCGATGTGTGAACTGGCAATTGAAGCCGTTGAGGTAGAACTTGATACATACGCTGGCTGGTGACTCTGAACATGCGCCTTGCTGCGCTGCCTTGATAAGCTCTGCATGGCGTTTTTGCTCAAGGTCTTTCTCCAAGGCTGCTGCTTTGATTTCCTCTGGTGTTGACATGTTAGATACCTCCCTTTTTTATTTTCTCAATAGTGTTTACGGCCTGACATACTTGATAGTTGCTGCATGGTTTACAGCATGAGGCGTTGAAGTCTGCGCCGCAGTCTGAGTGGTTTGACCAGTACGCAGAACAAGCGATGGTCTCAAGTGCCTCAATGATTTTTAGTAACTCCTCTGGCATGACGCCCTCCTTAAATAAGCCGCCCCTGTACGGGTTGCGGCTGCTCTGTGGGGGTATTTGCCCAGCGACCGTGTAGTGGCTTGCCTGCTGCCTGGCGACGTGACCGCCACGCCGCGCACAACTGCGACAACCGCTGATCTGAGTTAGCTGTGGCCGCCTGGTATGCAGCGCATGGACAAGAACACAACTGACAAGCCGATGAGCCTGTGCTGACCTGTGCCCCTGTTTTAATACACTGCATATGCGTTACCCCCTGGGCGGGAGCTTTTCTCCCACAGTAAGTGGGAGAGCGGCCAAACGGCGCGTTCACTGCAAGGGCGAGCGTAGCGAGTGAGCGCAGCGAATTTACCCTTGCAGCGGCGTAGTCCAGCGCGCCGTGGACGATATACTGCATTACGGGAGAAAAGCCTGCCAAAAAAGATAGAGGCGCTTGCGCCGACACCTTATTCGATGAGCATAAAAAACGGCGGCGAAGTCCAGCTCGACAAGAAAATCTTGGGAAACGAATCAATCGGGAAGTACGATGCAACATGGGAGAGGAACGAATCGTCGTAGCTTCGATACCGCCGAACGGTCGCATGTCGGAAGTGAGGCGGGCGTTCTTTCGTTCTTCGGTGCGTGATGGCGAGTAGTAGCGGATGCGCCACGCCGTAGCGCAGCGGAGGCTTGCGCGCCGCGAAATACGATGCCTTGACGCACTCCCGCGTTGGGTCTGCCGTCGCATGATGCTAAGCGGGAGCGGCATGATGCGGCGGCATGGGAGTGGGGAGCCGACCCACTGGACGGTTTGCACTATGCCCTTATGTGCTGCCATGATTGCCGCTCCTTTCTCCCTGCGGCGGCGCCACATAAGGCCGCATAGTGCGAAGAGGGGGGAATACTTCGGAACTCGTAAGGCGTTCGTAAAACGTCAAACCTTCCTGTTTGGGTGCCCCTAATGGACTCATTCCGCAACAATTCCTGGTGGGGGTCATGCGCACATGACTTGGCTTTCTTATTTCGCAGCCGGCACGGATGAATCGGGCTCGATTTCGTAGCTGTTTTCGAGTTGTCCGGGACAAACTATCTTTTAAAAAAAAGACTCCTACAGATACAAGTGCCGGCTTTTTTTCGTAGCTAAATCGGCGCATGATTATGTAAGATTTCTCGGCCGAGGATTTGTAGCTAATCATGTGCTGCAGCTCATGTTCCGCAAAGCTGGGGGGAGGGTAAGGAGGTCGTCCATGGACGACCTCCTTACTTGGCTTTCTAGTCCACACCGATAACATGGTAGTAAATCAGTAGGGCGAAACCTATTAGTACGAGAACTGCGGTAACGATGATTGCTATGCTGTCCTTTTTGTTGAACATGACTACCTCCTTATGCCCATGTTGCGATGATTACTGCGTCGGTCGGTACGGTGCTGAATTGCACGATTATAACGAAGTTCTCCGCTACGCAATCGACGGCCGCGATGTTGTCGGCTACGGGGATGCTGGCAACGTATGTGTACGCTGCGCCAAGAACGAGTACGTCGGCTGTGTGCGGCACGGCGTTGTAGGTTTTCAAGATGCCCTTTTTTACGATTATCATTTATACGTCTCCCGTTATGATCGTGGTGTTATAGATGCCCTTCTCGAAGTCCAGTTCTTGTTCGAAGTCGATTACCCGGCGCAAGGCCGCGCTCAAGCCGGTGGCCGCGTGGGTTATTGATACCACGTCGTAAAGCTCTTGCCCGCAATTCATCGGGACTGTGACCTTCTCCCTGGGTGTGTGTATGTTGACCTTTCGCAGCCTGGCGTCGGCCAGCTCTTTGAGTTTGGCGACTGTGTCCAGTGTGGATTCCTCGATTATGGTATGGCGTGAGTTCATGCTCTCGGCCTCGTCCGCGTCGAACGTCTCCGCGAACTTTTCTCCTGGACCTGTTACGCGGATATGGTTGACCTTCTCGGATTGCGCCTGCGGTAAGCAATCAATAACGTTGTGATCCGTTCCGTAGGTGTAGACTGCCGCGTCCGTGCTGGTGTTGGTTAGTAGGTGGGCAATGCCGAGGGGTTCCATGCGTAATAGCTCCGTGATGCGGTTCAGCAGGTAGCTGACAACGTCCTCGCCTGTTTGACCGGCGTTAAGCTCATAAGCTGCCGCGTAAGTGTCGTACAGGTCGCCGCCTGCGGATGGCTCGGTTATCTTTAACCCTGCTCTGGCAAGCACGGCCTTAATGATGTTGGCGTAGGTTGCGGTTGCTGCCCACACTATGGGCTCGCTGGCTGCATAAGCTGATAGCAATAGCCAAGCGTTGCAAGCCGTGACCTCTGCCGTGCGTCGGTTGCGTGTGACCTTGTGCTTGACGTTGGTGATATAGTATTCGGTCTGTGCGTCGCTGTACCTTATGCCGGACGCGGTATTCATGCCGTATTGAATAGTTAAGCGCATCCCTCTCAATAGGCTCGTTGATATAGTGCCGTCCGCATTGTCGAGCAAGAGGACGGCCTTGCCTGTGGCTGCGTGGCTGGCCTTGCATCTGAGGACACACGCCGACAGATCCAGCTCGCTTCCCTCGACGGCATAGCGCACGGTCCCTGGCGTTATGAAATAATGCTTGCCTGCGCCGTCCGTGACTAGCTGAAAGATGGCATTGAATCCTGAGCTGGTAGCGAATACGGGGTTGGGTTCAACGGTCAGGTCTGTGGGGTGAGTGTCGTCGTATAGCTGGCGGCATAGCAGGACTGTTGAATAGTTGAAGGATGGCAGGTCTCGACTCCACGCATAGAATAGCGGGGCGGTGCTTATATGATAGACTTTGGCGGCTGTGCTGGCTGCAAATAGGGTGATATAGTCTGCGTCCCATGTGTCCGTAGTGCGGTCGTATGTGTATATTCGCATCCATTCGCCTCTCGATAGGAATACTTCGTACTTGGCGATGGTGGCGTTATAGCGCACGGCGACACTATTCATTGATGTTAGTCCGCCCAGGGTGGCGCTTATGTTGGTGATGGCGCTCCAACCGCCGACGCTATCCCATGTTGCCAGCCAAGGCTCGGCGTCGGTGTCAAGGGTAATGAGCACGGCGTTGTCTG